GACGCTCTTCCGATCTAGGCGAAAAGGGAGGATTTGATTGCGGATTATCCTGTGGCACTGCATGGGGTGTATAGGGCTAAGCGGGAGGCGTGGCTTCGTGCTTGTTCGCTGAAACTTACACTGAATGCCGTACCTATGGAAGAGGAGGACAAGGCACGGGAGCTACAGCGGCAGCTCTGGCAGCTCTTCTCAGCTATGGACAACTACGATGTGGTGCTGCAATATTGGCGTGATCATAAGAAGATCCTTGAACCACAAAAGGAGGATTACAGCCGCCTTACCCCCGTGGAGCTGGTACAAAGGCGCAATACGCTACGGAGTAATATTGTCTCTCGTGAAAAGAGCCTTGCCAAGTGGGAGGAACAAGCAAGGAGTGAAGAACTAAGAGTGAAGAGTGAAGAACTAAGCGTAAAGAGTGAAGGAGGAATGACCGGGAGGAGCTTATGGGTGCTCCAGGAGAAGATTGCCAGAAAGCGGGAGGAAGTGGAGCAAATGAAACTACAAGTGAAGGAGATAGAGAAGTTGTTATCCCCCTAACCCCCGAAGGGGGGATGAGGTGTTAGGTATTAGGGGTTTAAAAAAGTCCTTTCCGAAGTGGAAGGGGCTTTTTATTTTTGCGATAGAAGGAAAAAACAGAAAAAGTAAAATCATTTATGGGAAAAATTTTTGTGACCATGTGGATACTCTTTGGAATTTACATATTGGTTTTGGTGATGATTATGGCGGACTTGTGGAGTGGTGTTCGGAAAGCTAGAAGTCTGGGAGAGGTGCGGAAATCTTATAAATATAGGCGTACTGTTGGGAAAATAGCCCAGTACTACAATGTACTGATTGCTCTCTCGGTAGTGGATAGTATGCAGATGAGTGCTGTATGGTACTTTGAGCAATATTACGGCAATCAGCTGTGGTTCTTTCCCTTTATGACCCTTGGGGGTGCCTTTTTGCTTTGCTTGATAGAAATAAAGAGCATCTATGAAAAGGCGGAAGACAAAGAGCAATTTGACAAGGCGGGGCAAGTGATGGGGAAAATCATCATCAATCGAGAGAATGTGGAGGAGATAGCCGCCTCGATCAAGGAGTACCTTAATGATAAAGACGACCAACAACTAAAAAACGAATAAACTATGCCAACACCGAGATACAAGATACGCCCTGACACGGGCGATTTGCAGGAGTACCTATTCGAGTACAACGGGATCCTAGCGCTTAAGAACTTCGTGGCGCGTGTGGATGGGGAGCGCCTGATCCTACACAGCGCGGCGGATATGAACTTTTCCATACTGGACGCGCTGGTGAGTGAGGTGGAGATAGACGGGCGGGTATATGACAACGCAGAGGCAGCGCAGGAGGCGCTGATGCGATTGACCTTCAACACCAATAGGCCTGTGCTGATGACCCAACAAGAGCGGGAGCTGCTGCAAGGAGCGCTCCAGAAAGGCACGTATGTAGGCACAGCGGCGGATCTGAAGGCGCTGATCGATGGGAAGGTGGATAAGGAAGCGGGAAAGGGGCTGAGTACGAATGATTTTACCAATGCCTACAAACAGAAATTGGACACTCTTGAAGATTACGATATAGAACTGGATGAGGCGACCACAGAATTCAAGCTCAAGAAGGGTAATAATGTGGTGAAGCGTATATCCCTAATGTTTCTCGACGACGAGGGCACCAAGCTACTCTATAACAGAACGGCGAAGACCTTAGAGCTGAGAGACAAGCGGGACAACCTACTGACCAGTATTCCCGTGAGCCACTTTGTGAGTAATATTCCCACTAGTATAGTGGTGCAGAATGGGAAAATCAAGCTCATGGCAGGGTCAGAGGTCATTAATGAGAACACAATCTCCTATAATGATTTGGCGAATAAACCTAGTCTGAATTTTGCGCCGCTGCATCACAGACATAACTGGAGTGATATAGACGGAAAGCCTATTATGGACTTTATTCCTACCTCTTGGAATAAAAGGAATAATAAAGAAGTCATAAGAACACAAGTAGATGAGTGGCTAAGGATTAATGAGCTTGGCAGCCATACTAATGGGGTGTATTTTGGTACTTCAACTGTTAGAACAGATGGTCAAGTACAAGTAGGAGAAGGTGGTGCAGAAGCTATATTATCTAATTTAGGATTACAGTTAAAGAAAAGACTTAGAATTAATGCATGGGCTGGCGGGGATGGAGCTGACATTAAGTGTAAGGGTAATCTGCAAATTGGCTCAACCAGTGGAATTGTCGAATTTAGAAAAATTTCTGATGACTTGGTTAATTGGAATGGGAATGCAACCATTACTGTTGATATAAATGATGGTTTGATAAAACTCAATGGTATCAAAACAAATGTGAATCCATCAGCGGAAAAGGTATTTGCGACAAATGGGCAAACTATACATCTGGCAGAGTATATAGGTACAAGTGGTTCCATCTCTTCCAATTGGACAATGACTGATGCTTGGTATGGTAGGACTATTAATGTAATGGCAAATGCTGCTGTTAATGTTTCGACAATGGCAGAAAATAGAAATGTGACATTCCGTAAATGTTTTGCAGGGGGAGCGGTAACGTTCAATACTACTGGAAAGCAAGTGGTATATACAGGAGATAACGCTTTCAATGGGGGTGATGGAAGTACCGCTGTGGTGAGTACGGCTGGTGGGAATAAGATGTACATAGATATACGCAATGTATAATCCCCCTAGCCCCCGAAGGGGGAACAAATGATAAGTGACTAATGACAAATTACTAATAAGATGAATGCAATACAATTTTTTGATTGGGGAGTGGGCAATAATACGCTCTTAGATGAATTTGCGATAATGAACATCCTTTTAAGTTATGGTGTAATAAATGGGGATGGGTCATCATTTTTTTCACATGATACATATGGTAAAAATTTTTACACAAACAGCCCCAATATCAGTGTTAATTATAAAGAAGCGAGTAACGATGGGTTTTTACAAAATTACACTAAAGGGAATAATACACCCTCTATTACGATTAATTTCAAACATTCCAATACAGTACTTTTTTTTGAAAAGATTTCAACAAATGAACTTTCATTTGTAAAATTTTCAGATACAATTATCTTAAAGTTTTCAGATAGGCAAAAACATTTATTATTAAATGGTGACATTGTCACAGAGAATATTGTTTTAAGAAGCAGCAAAACTCAGAAGACACAAAGGTTCAAAATAACAGCAATTAATAGATAAAACACATGACACCAAAAGAATTTATCACAAAACACTTACCCTATGCGCTGGAGACGGAGCGTAAGACGGGTATATCGGCGCTATTTACATTGGCTCAATCCGCCTTAGAGACAGGCTGGGGGAATCGCGCCCCTGGAAATATGATGTTTGGCGTGAAGGCCAAAGAGAGCATGCCTGCTGAAAAGCGGCAGCTGGTGCAAACTACGGAGATCCTTGACACGGACAAGGAGAAATTTCCAGTGATTATCAGTATAGAAAAGCGCCCTGATGGCAAGTATAAGTACACGGTTAAGGACTGGTTCCGCAAGTATGACACTCCTGAGGAGAGCTTTACAGACCATGCTCGTTTGTTCCTCACGAATAAGCGCTATGCTAAGGCATTGGAGGTGAAGACAGACCCGTACAAGTTTGCCGAAGAAGTTGCCAAGGCGGGGTATGCTACGGAGCCAACGTACGCGGAGCGGCTTAAGGGGGTGATTAGGACGATAGTCCCCCTAACCCCCGAAGGGGGAAAAGTTGTTAGTGATTAGTGAAAAAAGCGATGAGAAAGATAGTATATATACTCTTAGCTCTTCTCCTATTAGGAAGTTGCAGGAGCAAGAAAGTGACAAGTGAAGTGCGGAAAGAGACCAGTGAAGCCGTAGGGGTGAGGGTTACAGATAGCATAACCCAAGCGCAGCAGCGGGGCGAAGTACATACTTTTGACCTCAGGCAAGCCCAAAGCTATGAGCTGACCCTTGAAGGGGATAGTTTGGAAGTGAAAAGTGAAAAGCGAATAGTGAAAAATGAGAAGGGGGAGCAGGCACATATAGAGGTGCTGAAGGTCAAGGGTGGGAAAGCTGTTATCAAGATGAAGCAGGAAGCGCACCAAGAGGCACACGCGGTGGAGACAGCGGAGGCACATCAGCAAATGAAGCAGGTAAGGGAAGCCAAAGAAGAGCGGCAAGCGACGGAGATCATACAGAGAGAAGAGCAGCGGGCTGGGCGGGGCTTGGTGTGGTGGATAAGTGGGCTGGCATTGGTCGTGGCGTTATGGCTGGGCTATAAAATTGTAAGGCGATGGGTCGGATAGCTATCCATTGTGCTGAGCGGTACTCCGAGCTGACGGAGTGGCAAAAGGAGGAGATATGCCTTAGAATGGAGGAGGAAGGGCGGGACTTCGAGGTGCGCTATCAGGAGATGCTGGTCGTGCTGCTTATGGGTACGCCCTCCAAAGCCAATCAAAGGCGGGTAAGGCAGCTGCTGGGAGAAGTGCCCCTTGCCGAGCTGCTGCCCCTTGGTAAGTTCCTGCTTACGGATAGGGACTTATACACCTTTCCCGACATATGGGACGGGCTTCGTACGCCTATGGTGCGGCTGAGTGATTGTACCATCCGACAGTTTTCGGTAGCGGACGCCCTTTTTTACAAATATAGCAAGGGAAGGGACACGCTATATGCCAAGCAGCTGGTGGCGAGCCTGTACTGCTGGGGCGGGCGGGCGTTTGACCCCTTGCTGCTTCCCAAGATAGCGGAGGTTACCGATAGCATTTCCCCTGGGAAGCGTGCGGCGATCGTGTATGCTTACCGCTGCATAAGGGAGTATATCATAGGGCGTTATCCTGTTATCTTTCCCAAGGCGACCGAAGAAGACGAAAAGCCTATATTCCAAAGGCAGGGAGGATATACGCCCTTTTCAAAAGTGATTGCCGCCATGGCCATGGACAGCGTGCAGCCCTTGGGGAATTGGCACGAGTGCAGCGGGACACGGCTGTATGACTTTTTAGACGTATTGAGCGAATCCATACAAAGAAGTAAGAGCAGATGAGAGATGTATTTGTCACAGACGAATTCGAATTAGACCTGAGTGAAGTAAAAATCAGCTATCACCAAGAGAACCCCCGAATGAAGGACAGCTATTCGGTGAGTTATAGCTTTCCTTTTACCTTTTACTTAGACGGGAAGCTGAGGAAGGTGCTGGGGAATTACAGCTCCATGCATGGCATAGGCCTTAAGAAGCGCTACCATGGGAAACACCAAATGGAAGGGCGGGTACATAAGGGCGTGCTGGAGATCCTCTCGGTAGAGGGGGATAAGGTAGAGGCACAGATAGAGACGGGAGAGGAAGCCTTTGCCGTATTTGACAAGAAGCTGCGGGACTTGCCGCTGAAGCGTGTGGAGGTGGATAACATCTATCAGCATGCATGGGAGGTGGAGTGTACGCGTAGTGTTCTTGGCTTGGATTATCGGTTTCCACGAATAGGCTTGAAGAAAGAAGGTGCAGGGTGGGAGCAGTATAAAGGATTCTTGAATCACCGAATAAACGAGATGACTGATAACAATGAAGGGGCGGGATATGATCGTATGATTACGCGTAATATCATACACCCCTTTGTTTCGCTTCGCTACCTGATAGAGCAGGGCTTTGCCGCGGCGGGGTATGATCATGTAAACGGATTGTACAGCAATAGTTATATCTCCAAAGTGTATGTATATTCAGGGATAGACTACTATGTGAGCACCCAGCAGCAGGAGAAGGTGATGCGTGCTCAGATCACGAATTTTGTACAGGAGCAGGAGATATATGGGGAAAAATATGGGAAGTACTTCATGCAAGAGTCGTTAGAGACGGCGGGACACTGGCGCGTGGTGTGTAATACGACCTATATAACCCCAAGAGAAAAGCCACTTACCTATAAGCTCAAGCAGGATGGTGTGGTGCTGATAGAAGGAGTGGTGAATCATTGGCAAGATGTCTCCTTCACCCAGGAGATAGAGGTGAGAGACCGCAGCGAAATACGCTTCGAGGTGGAAGGGATATGGAACCCGCATTGGGAGCTACATATCAATATCATAGGAGAGCGGGACAGCAATGGGAACCTGATAGAGAAGGTGATCAATCCGAATGTGGTGGACCTGAAACGAGCCGTACCTGATATGACTTTTGGGGAATTACTGAAGGTGATAAAGAACTGGTTCAATTGTGATTTTCGGATAAGGAATGGAGCGGTAGAATTTGAATTGTTTGGGATATGGACAAGGAACTACATGCGAGACCTATCGCGGTACGAGGTGCTACATCCGCAAGTGAAGAAAGGGACAAAGGGGGCTTATGTATTGACGTTTCCTGAAATGGACGATCCCAAGGATAAGATACCCGACACGTATATCTCGGAAGAGAGTGTCCGCACGGATACCACTCGTAGGCTAGGGGTGAATGAAGTGGCGATAAATGGTTATGCCCTCTCTCCGCGGTCGTATGTGGGAGGAGAACACCTAATGCCGCTCAAGGGAGATGGTACGAGCTTGGCGCTTGTAGGCTACCAAGAGAATGGATACATTGGGGAGCCAGGGAGGGCCGTATACCTGTCCGATATTATGCCCCCGCAGCTAGGGAACAGTCTAAAGGACTGGTACCAAATGCGTATAGGGAGTGATGAGGTGAGCTGGAGCTTTATCGCCAAGAAGAACCTATTTAAAGATATAGATATACGCGACTGGGTATATGTGTATGGCCGTAGGGGTCTTATCAAGAGCTGGACTAAGGAGAGCATAGACAGAGAATACTACAAGGTAAGTATAGAAGTGGTGCTACTTAATGGGATTAGGGGTTAGTGGTTAGTGGTTAGTTGTCAGTGGTTA